CTTATCATCTATGTCTACTGAGTCATCTCCCTCAATTTCCTTATAGTAATATCTGCTGACTTTCTCCTGATAGGTCTCATCATCTAAGTCTCCTGTTGGAACACCTGTTGATTGACTGTAAACTTTAAAGAATTCTTGAGTGTTTCCACCCTCTTTTTTGAACTTCAAAAACGCTGCAGCATCTTGGTCTAGTTCTGAAAAGAAACTTTCAAAAGCTTCATCTACTCTTGATTCTATCTCTAAATCCTGTAATTCAATGAACTTATCTTCTGTAACCTCTCCCTCTTCAGTGAGATCCATATTATGAAGGATTCCTTTCTCCTTCATCTTAGTGAGTATAGCTTTATAACTACTCCCTTCTAATTCTTCTTCTCCTTCTTCTGAGATGTCCTTAGGTTCTTTTCCTGTGGCTTCTCCAAAAAAGTCATCATCTTCTTCCTCTTCAGCATCATCATCTTCTTCTGCACCTTCCTCTGC